ATTGGGTGGATAGAACTGAGAAGTTTGATTTATATATGAACGCAACCAAACCAACTGTAATGAAGATAGACGTGGAAGGTTCAGAGATATTCATAAACGCAATTAAACCCTCGTCATTGGACGGAATTAGACACATCGGTATAGAGTATCACAACCTGTCCTGTTTGTTGTCCTGTGAACATCTATTGAGGGATAACGGGTATGAATTAAGTTACTACAAGTTCAACAATTTAGATATAGAATTTCAAGGTGTAATACACGCACATAAACGTAATGTAATTATAAAAAGAAGAAACGATGGCAGCATCAATAGCGAGGAGACAGAAAAGGTATAACGAAAGACAAGCAAAGAAGTTATTCCAAAAGATAAGTCAAGAGACATTAAATAGAATTAATCAACATACTCCTGAAGAAAGAGAAGAACTATTAAAATTATACCAACATATGTTGGAAGAAAAGAATAACAAGAAAACTGAAATAGAACAAAATGGGATGTAATTGTAAGAAGAAAGGTGAAACTGTTGCAAGACAGTACTATGTTCCTGCAACTGATACTGAACCATCAAAGATTATTGAAACAAATGAAATAATTCCTATTCCACAAACTCCTGATGAATTATTAGCACAAGAGTTAAAAGAGTGGAATGGTGGACCACAAATAAATGAAAATAATGGATAGGTTAGAGAAACTTAAATTAAATTCAATAGAAAACCCTGGCAAACAAAAGCGTGGGTGTAAATCTTGTAAGAAACCAAAGGAAGTAGTAGTAGAAAAATTACCACTACCATTTGAGTTGGAACCATATATACCAAGTGTAGAAGATATTAAACGTATATATGTAATGTTGGGTAATCCAAAGGAAGAAGAAAAACCATATATACAACAAGTATATGGTGCAATATTCAACGAGGAATTTGATTTTTATTGTCCAAGTTGTGTACATACTCAAACAAGAAAGTTAAAAAACTATATAACCGAAGTACTTAAAATAAAACTATAATGGAAGAAGAAATAAAAAACCCCAAAGGTGCTGGTAGAAAAACCAATACCGCAAACTACGAGGAACGTATCCCCGAAGCGTTTGAAATGATACTATATGAAAAATTAAGTTATAATGAGTTTAGAACAGAAGGTGCCAAAAGATGGGGAATATCAGAACGTCAAAGTGAGAATGTTTGGAAAGACGTTAAGGATAGATTGCAAAAGAGGTTTAACGAGAAGACGGAAGAAATTATCGCAGACCAACTTAGTAGGTACTTTGACTTACTTGCTAGGGCCAGAGCTGACAACAATAAAAGGGTGGAACGCGAAACACTAGCGGATATAAACAAACTATACGGATTGGAAACAAGAAAGATAGATGTAACATCAGGCGGTGAACCCATAACTATTAATATTAAAGTTGACGAATAAAAAAATTTGATTTTACCACCCGTAAAATTTCGTTTTTGACTAACCGTATATATGGATATAGATATTAAACTCACAAAGAAACAAGGTCAAGCGTGGAAACTCTTGATGGACCAAACAACCAACGAGGTATTGTATGGAGGTTCTGCGGGTGCGGGTAAATCTTGGTTGGGTTGTCTTTGGATTAGTACGTTGTGTTTACAATATCCTGGCATCAGATGTTTGATTGGTAGAACAGTATTACAACAATTAGAACTAACTACCCTTAATACCTTATTTGAGACCCTACAATCAATGGGATTAAAGTCAGGTGAACATTATGTCTATAACGGACAAAGTAACGTCATAACGTTTACAAATAAGTCTGAGATAGTATTAAAAGATTTACAGTATCAACCATCGGACCCGAACTTTGATAGTCTCGGTGGTCTTGAACTTACCGCAGTATTTGTAGATGAAGCAGCACAGATTAGTCAGTTAGCGTACAACATCTTAAAGTCTCGTATGAGATTTAAACTAGACCAATATAGTCTGGCACCGAAATTATTACTCACGTGTAACCCTGGTCAAGTATGGTTGAAGAAAGTATTTTATATTCCATACGTACAAGAAACCTTGCCAGACAATATGGCGTTTGTACCAGCACTACCATTAGATAACCCACACTTACCCGCATCTTATATAGAGATGTTAAAGTCCTTACCACCACAACAAAGAAAACGTTTGTTAGAAGGGGATTGGAATTATATGGATGAGAGTGATAACCTTTTTGACTTTGATAGTATATCCAATAGTGTGTTCTCAAATGTTCCAAAAACTGATGATAAGAAATATATTTCAGTTGACGTAGCAAGGTTTGGTACAGACAGGTCCGTTGCAATCGTTTGGAGTGGACTGGTGGTCCTTGAAGTTCTAATCTATAGTAAGTTATCAACTGTGGAATTATCGTCCGAAATTAAGGAGTTAATACAGAAGTACGGAGTACACCCAAATAATGTGGTGGTGGATAGTGATGGCGTAGGTGGAGGTGTTGCCGACCAAATTAGAGGTACAAACTTTGTGAACAACTCATCACCATTACACAATCAGAATTTCATTAACCTCAAGTCGCAGTGTTATGTAAAACTATCTGAACTATTTAAAGAAGGTAGAATTAGTTTGAATATACTAGAACCATCTATCACAGATGAATTAACACAGGAATTACTGGCGGTAAAATTAAAAGACGTAGATAAAGATAATAAAGTTGCAGTACAATCAAAGGATGATATGAAGAAAGTATTGGGTAAGTCACCCGATTTATCTGATGCACTAATGATGAGAATGTACTTTGAAATAAAAAATATGAAAACAACAGGAAGATATTCTATTGCTTTCGTAGGATAAAATATATACATATATATGTTAAGATTTAAAATAGATGGTGTACCATATGAGATACCAGATTACACACCGATTGATGTGTACACAAAAATTTATAAGATAAAAGACTTATTCACAGACGAGTACTTTGCTGCAAAACTAATTAGCAGTATTACTAACTGTCCATTAAAAGATTTACTTGAGGGTGGATTTGAGGAAATATCATATATATCAAATTATATATTATCCAATTTACCAAAACAAGATAAGGTAAAATTTGTAGATAGATTTGAATTGGATGGTGTTCATTATGGTTTCTTTCCTAATTGGAGAGACTTAACCTTTGCAGAGTTTATTGATATGGATACAATATCCACAAAGAAACCTGAAGAACTATTGGATATGTTACACATACTTGCAGCAATTATGTATAGACCAATTGTAAATGAATTATCAGAACACAACTTTGAGATTGAAGAATATGATTTGGTCTCACTCAAATCAAGGTCCGAACTGTTTAAAAAGAAGTTAGATGTTAAGTACGTATTAGGTGCACAGTTTTTTTTTATCAAGTTCGCAACGAGATATTTAAGTTATACCCCACAATCTTTGGAGATGAAGATGAATATATGGACCCAAATAAGAATGATATGGATGATGTGGAGGATGATTTACAAAACTCCTTCCAAAAGTCGTTCGGGTGGTTTTTGGTCGTCAACAAAATTACTGACAACGATTTTACTAAGCACGAGTATATCTACAAAAAGAAAGTAATGGAAGTACTCAATCAATTGAGTTACTTAATATCGTGGGAACAAGAACAGATTAAACAACAAAAGAAATTAATGGGACAGGTATAATTTCGTATAACGTTTTGATTTATTTTATATTTAAAGATAGATGATTAACACAAGTTCAATAAATTACAAACAGATATTAGCCGACTTAGGGTCAATTGCTTATCGTCACCCACAGATTAAATCTTTTGGGTTCGGTGACCTTGCGCAGTGTACAAATGATTTAACCACAAAGCAAGAACCCGAATATTCAAGAATGTACGTTGTTCCTGGTCAGGTTAAACTAAACGAAAATCATCTTCATTATCAATTTTCCATTATTGTAATGGATAGAGTTGACGATGACCAATCAAATCAATCAGATGTAATGTCTGATACTTTAAGGACGGTGATGGATGTTTGGACCATCTTATTACAATCATACACACAATCACAAGGTGATTTTAGTTGGTACTTGGTTGTGGATGAGGACCCTGACATTTTCCCGTTCATAGAAAGGTTTGAAACAATATTAGGTGGATGGACTTTAAACGTATCTTTTCAAGTTGCGTTTGATTATAATTCCTGTACACCACCAGTACTTGGGAACTTCCAATTCCCTGAAGACCAACAATACAATAGTTACAAATATGTGTTGGATGAGTTTGAGAAATTTGCAGACTTACACCAACAAGTAAACTCATATGGATTTGGGGATGTAGAACAATTAACAAACGACATAATAACAAAACAAGAACCAGAATATCCACGTATGTATGTTCTTCCTGATAGCACACACATTCAGACAGGACATATACATTTAGGATGGAAGGTATTTTTTGTGGATAAGTTAAATAACGATATTTCAAACTTTGGTGATGTATTATCAGACCAATTGGAAATTGTTAAAGACTTTTTTGCCAAACTATATCTTTCAGACTTTGAAGCGGGATGGGAAGCATCAGTTGAACCTTTCTATGAAAAGACAGAGACGATAGTATCAGGATGGATTTTAAATTTCCATTTTATACAGAAGTACAGTTACGATAGATGTGTATTACCTGAGTTACCATTTACAACAGGACTTACTTGGTCACAGGTTATTGAATTATGGAAAAACGTTAACACTAAATGGAAAAACGTATAACACAAAAATATTAAACACACTATGGGGCAACTTACTAATCTCTATGTATCATCATCCTATCAGGGTCTATTAAAAATGACTGATAGTAGTAATGGTCTAACTAATACACTACAAACTGTTCAAACAGGTGATGGGGATAATTCTCCATTACAAATGAGTTTAACACAAGTTAATATATCAGGTTCACTAACCGTTAATGGTTCACCAATATCTGTTGATACAGGTTCTTTGGTTACCACCTCATCATTCAACGCTTACACAAGTTCTGTTAACACACACCTTGCAGGATTGGATGTTGAGACAGGTAGTTTACAAAATCAAATTAATGGACTTGCTACAACTAGTTCATTAACAAGTTTATCTTCAAGTATAGCGGTAACTGATTTAAATCAGAATAATGTTATTGCGGGACTTGCTACAACAGGTTCTTTATCAGGATATACAACTGTAACCACATTCAATAATTACACAGGTTCAAACGATGCAAGAGTTAATTCTCTAATATCTCAAACAGGTTCTTATGTAACTGAAACTGAGAGTGGTTCTTTTGTTACAAATGTGGCGGGTGGTCCAATATCATTTGAAGACCAAATAATTGTAACCAAAGGTAATGGTTCAACTTCAACAATTACAGTTAATAATGTAACCAACGCAGATAGTTCATCATTCTCACAATACGCTGTATCAGCGTCATACGCACCAGATATTAGTAATAGAAACGGATTAATCAATACAGGTTCATTAGGTGGTAGTCAATCAATCACAGGAAGTTTAAATGTTGAAGGTACACTTACCGCAACATCAGCATCAATTACTTATTTAGAAACAGTTTACGAAACTGCATCAATTATATATTCAAGTGGTTCAAACCAATTGGGTGACGCATCAGACGACATACAAACACTTTGGGGTAAAGTATCAATACCATCAGGACCAGTATCAATTACAGGTTCTTTAAACGCATCTGGTTCTCAACATACAATTGTTGGTAAAACTTTAATCACAGGTTCATTAATAGTATCTAGTTCAGCAACATATGATATTGAATTGACAGGTTCTATGATTATTACAAGACCTGTTGGTTCAAATTCGGCTAATAATTTATTTGTAACAAATTCAAATGGTGCAGCCACTATTGGTGCAACTACTATTCTTTCAAGACTAGGTAATACTACTACAGGAACAGTAGGAACATTAAGTGGATATTATAATAGTAATCGTTCATTAGCAACAAATGATGAATTAGGATTTACAATAGACCCAACAACTTCTGCTATTAGTGGAGGAACAGGAAATGTAATATATACAAATGACCCAACCGACAGTTTTCCTGCAATGATTAACTTCCAAAACAAAGCAACTTGGACAGATGGAAGAATAACATTATTGAAAAATACAGATATAACTGGTTCATTAAATGTAACAGGTGACATAACTGCAACAAACTTTACAGGTAGTCTTCAGGGCACAGCATCATACGCAACCAACGCAAACTCAGCAAGTTTTGCCCCAACAATTATTCCTGATTGGGTTGCAACAACAGGTTCAAATACCTTTACAGGAAGACAAACTATTTTAAATGATTTAGAAATTAATTCATCAAATCCTATTGGAACTTTTGTAAGTATTATTAGTACGGGAACCACTTCGTTCCTTATGGATAGTCCTTTAACACAATTCCAATCAAATGGTGAGATGTTGTTTAAAAATACTATATCATCAACAGGTTCGGCTGATATTAATTTTAGAACAGAAAATGGTGGTGATATAACATTTAATACAAATAATTCAGGTTCTATTGCAGTTACAGGTAGTGTAAACATATCAGGTTCATTAAGTATTAATGGTACAACAAGATTAAATACAATTCTACCAAACGTTGTAAAACAAAACTTTGTGATGTTAGGTGGTGACAATACTATTTCATCATCAACAATATATAACAACTATTTAAACGCAATTACAACGTCATTAAGTGGTAATGATGTTAACTTAGTGATGCCACCAGGTGGTGGAATACTTGGTCCAAGTGGTCTTGCAAATTTAACTGGTTCAATCTTTATTAGTGGTTCAAATAACGTAATATTAAACTTAGGTTCACAAATACCAGTAGCACAAGGTAGAAGACAAATTGTTGGTAGTGGAAATATTTTAGTAACCACACCAAATATTAATACGTCCTCATTAACAATACCTCAAATTAATAACAACTATAACGCTGGTGGTTTAAATATTACATTAACCACTGGTAGTGCCTTAGGAAATAGTGCACATTCATTTGCTGGTAATGTAAATTTAGGTACATTAATTTGGAACCACCCATCAGCATCAATCGCCTCAGGTATTAACGCAAGTAGTGTTAATAATAACGTTATAGTAGGTAGTATACAATCAACAACAATAGGTCCTACATTATTAACATCGTCAGCACAATTATCAAATAATATTGTATCAAATGTTGGTGTAACATTAAACCATATAAGTTCATCAATTAATTTTAGTCAAAATATTGTTGGTGGTAATGGTTTAACAGTTAATAACAGATATTATCAAACAGGTTCAAATAATACATTAGCAGCAACTGCAAACATATTTGGTGGACAAGTTATAACAATAAACGCAGGAGGTTCACCAGCAACCAACGTAGCGAGAACATTAGTTGGTAATATCATCGGTGGTCAGACTGTAAACGTATCATTAGAACAAAACAATACAGATACAGGTGGATTAAGAAACTCAATTGTTTATGGACAAGGTCTTAACGTATCAGGTTCACACTCAGCAGCATCAACCGCACAAAATAATATAACATTATTAGGTAGATGGAATACTGAAGATAGTGGATTAGCGGATAGTGCGAGAACAGTCTTTGCTGTAGGTACAGGTACCGCAAACGGAAATAGAAGAACAGGTTTATATGTAACATCAGGTTCATTAGTTGGTGTAAGTGGTTCATTTAATGTAAATGGTAATTCAACATTCACAGGTTCTGTAACAGTAAATGGTACAACAAGTTTATCAGGTTCAAGTCCGTTAAGAGTTGGTACATATAATAATGAAGGTGTAATTCAAACGTTAGGTGGTTCACAGTGGTTATATAGAAATAGTGATACATATAATACAGTTGTTGGTAACGCAAGTGGAGTAAATAATGGTTTCTTTACAGGTTCTGAAAAGAATATGATATTTAACGGTTTTAACACACCATTTACAACAGGTTCTAATAACGTAATTATTCAAGGTGCTGGTGATAATTTTATATCAGGTTCTAATAATATTTTTCTTGGTTCACATAATGGACAAGCAGGTGGTTCAAATAACTTATTACTTGGTTCAACATCTTATTCATCAGGTTCAATATTTGATAATAAATTTGAATTAGGTACAGTATCAACATCAAGAATATTCCACAAACAAGGAACTGACCCATTACAAATTGGTGATGACACTCAAATAACGGGTTCATTATATGCTTCAGGTTCATCAGCGGACCACAGTATTATCGGTAATCAAATTAATATAATAGGTAATACTCAAATGTCAGGTAATAGTGGTTTCCCATTATATGTTGACGGTACAATTAATTCAAAACGATTACATTTTAATAACAATCCATTTAATAGTAATTTATCAAACAGTTATTACGGGTAGTAATAAAGTTGAAACAGGATTGCGTTCAAATAATAATGGTTCTGATTATAGTTTAAGTTTAATCAATCAATCAGGAACAGGTTCATTAACTACTAACGCTAATGTTATTGTTACAGGTTCAGTTACCATATCAGGTAATAATGACCTTACAATGTATGGACATAAGATGTTTAACGTTGGTGCGTTTACTTCAACACAAAGTCAATCAGGTAGTGCAAACGTTTCACAATCTATCAATTATAATGTTACTGATATATCACAAGGTATTTCATTAAATGGAGGTGGAACCCAATTAACTATGGTTAACGGTGGTGTATATAACATTCAATTCTCAGCACAATTACTTGCAGATACAGGTGCAGACGATGTACGTATTTGGTTAAAGAAAAATGGTACAAACATTAGTAACAGTACAGGTCGTGTAACTCTTGCAAATAATGATGAGTTAATGGCAGCTTGGAATTATGTTGTTGAAGCAAACGCAGGTGACTATTTTGAATTGGTGTGGGAATCATCAAATGGTGATGCACTTATATTATATAACGCAGCGTCAGGTAATTATCCTGCAGTACCATCAATAATAACAACCGTAACACAAGTTAGATAATGGACTTAGAAAAGATAGCACCGATTATTGAAAACATTATGAAGAAAACCCTTGAACAGAAGCGTTACCCATTTGGGTTTGCCAAGTTCAGGGGTACAGGTAATAAGGTTGCGTCAGGTAAGTTAAGAGATAGTATCCAAGTTAATGTTAAAAAAGTTAATGAAAATGAAACAGTAATACAAGTACTTGCTGAAGAATATTCTAAATGGGTACAATCAGGAAGACTACCAGGAAAGAAAGGTGTACCTATTGATGCGTTAGAAAAGTGGATTAAGGAAAGAGGATTAACAGGTAGAGACAAAAGAGGAAGATTTATCAAACGTAGAAGTTTTGCGTTTGCCATACAAAATAACATAAAGAAGTTCGGAATAAGACCATCAAACTTTTTGGACGTAGCGTTAGAAATGATTGCACAAGATGAAAAGATAATGGAATTAATTGGTGATGAGGCTTATGAAGACTTAATAAATTTAATAGAAGGAATATAATATGCCAACATTTGGATACCCACAATTATACAGTAACGGTGTAAACAGTAATACACAAATCAGACGTAGTACCGATATGGTATATCAACGTGGAGGAAACTACGGTATAACACTAACAGGAACGACATACGAACCATCTATGGAAATGGATATAGATTTATATTCAAACGGTAGTAAGGTTGGTAGAATGTCATTAGTTCCGTACAACATTACTAGTGGTGCAACAGTTACCTATTACTTTAATTTGAGACCATATGATTACTTATCAAATTATATTCAATCTCAACATTATACCAATTATTATTTAAACGATTGGTATAGTACAAACGAATTAATTAATCTAAATAATCCGTACCCAAACATTACTAAAGCAAACTTTAAGTTTGGGTGGAGATATTATGATGGAACAACTCAGGTAACTGAATATGTAACATCACCAACAAACGATTATAACCATTATACTGATATACCATATTGTATTTCTGATACATCATTTGTTGCGTCAGGATTTACAAACACAGGAAACTACTTCAACTATGTTGGAGGTTCATTCCAAATGGGTACAGATAAGTTTATCTTACCAAACTATGACCAAGAAATTGGTACTGTTATAGGAACAGGTGTAACAATCAATACTGTGGACGTTTACAGACGTTTGTCACCTATGTCTCAGTATTTGTTAGATTACCCTACCGTTCCTGAAATGAGTGAAACCAGTCGTTTCTTAACAGATGCACCACGTATCCAATATATACAAGAAGAAGAAAATTATGTATTATATTACTTAAACGGACAGACAGGAGATAGAATGGTAATAGAAAGTGATTTTGTTGTATTTAATTTTTATGATATAAACAATACTTTGGTAGATAGTTTCCAACAAGAATTAAATTTTAGTGGAACAACTTACCAAACACCAACAACAGGATACACAAATACATTACAACCATTTGCACTACCTTGTGGTCCAAAGGATGTTACAAACATATTCTCAACAATTGATTGGAACACAGTTGTTTATTATACAGTTCAAATCTGTTATGGTTACCCAACAGACCAAAATACACCAAGACAATCAACAGGTGCGGTAGGACCAACATCAGAACAGTTCTACTTCTATCTATACACAAACTGTCAACCTGAAAACACAAGAGTTGCTTTCTTAAACGCAAGAGGTGGATATGATTATTTTACATTCACATCTTACAGACAGGATAGTAAAAAGATTAGTTCACAAACATACGATAGTAGATATTATTCAACAGATTTACAGGGACCAGATATTGGTGTAGGTAGAAGTGTTAAAACTTTTGCAACAGATGTAAATCAGGAGATTATATTGGAAAGTCCTTACTTAAATGTACAACAAGGTAATTGGTTAGAACAATTGTTCTATTCACCACAGGTTTACATAGTAAGTGAAGATTTTATATCACCGATGGATAGACAAGATAAATTGTATAAGGATTTAAGTCCTGTTCAAGTATTATCAACAGATGTTCAGACGATTACTAAAAAACACCAAAAACTAAATAAGTATAGAATAACGTTAAAGACTGCAGATACATTCTTTGTCAATAGAGGATTTTAATATATGTCACAACAACAAACCGTATTACGAGTACAAACAAACGATAATAGTTTATTACCTAACTATGAGATATTAGATTTATATTCTGATATTCCCATTAAGTTAAATAAATCTTATGCAGAGTTACAAGATATTGCAAAGAAAAATACTGAATATAGTATTGGTTTAACTATACCAGGTAGTAAAACAAACAATAGATTTTTTGAGAACTTCTTTAATGTTGATACTCAATCATTATTTTTTAATGTAACCAAGAGAAATAACTGTGATGTATTATTAGGTGACGTACCTTTATTTAGAGGGTATTTGAAACTTAATAAAGTATCTGTAATGGATAGTAAGATTGAATATGATGTAACGTTATATTCAACTATTGCAAACCTATTTGGTGCAATTGGTAATAACTTATTATCAGACTTACCATTTAATGATGATGAATATACATTCAATCACACATTTAGTTTGGCTAACGTATGGTCAAACTTCTTCACAACAAACTTTTCATTAAACCAAGAAGAACCACGTCCGTATTTTTACCCTGTAGTTCATAATGGTTACAATTATATTTCAGGTGATACAGTAAATCAATCAGGAACAACTGAAACACAAACAAGATTATATTCCTCAACAGGACCAATTAACTCTTATGCAACACCAGCAGCAGCGTGGGCTGCAGGAGTTAAACAATATCAAATCAATTCACCAACACAAGGTTTAGTTAACAACCAATTAAAACCTGCGTTAAGTGTATGGAATTTGATGAAGTTAATATTCAAGACATATGGTTATACAATCACGTCTGACTTTTTTAATACGCCGTGGTTTAAGACTTTATATATGTATGGTTATTTTAGTTCAGAAGATACTAAATTCTCATACAAGATTAACAATATTGGTGAGTTTCCATTAGAAGGTATTGAAGTTGTTTCAGTAGACGATGGTGATAAAATAACAGTATATGTTTGTAAATTAGGAACGGGCATACCATCTTATTCGTTATCTGATTTTTCAGTTGAATTAGAATTTTTCTTTTATGACCCATATTATGGTCCTGAACCTCAATTTGTAACTTTACCTATATCAGCGTTCTCAACAGGTAATACATACAACTATCCTAACGCGTGGAACTATATTCGTACTACATCTAGTCAAGTTTCAATAGGTAGTGCTTTAAGATATACACCAAAACCAGTTGGTTCAACAGTTCCATTTAGAGATGGTGATGCGGTTAATTTTAGTTTAGTAGTTGACCCAACAATTAAACAGATTGATTTTATTAGTTCTATTGCAAAGAAATTTAATTTAGTTTTCATATCCAATCCTGACAATCCAAAAGATATTCAAATAGAACCATATGATTTTTATGTGGGAACAGGACAAATATTTGATTGGACAGAAAAGATTAGTTATGACAAAGGTTGGTCAGTAGAACCAGCACTTAACTTTGTTGAGAGTGAATTAACCCTTACAGATTTAGAGGATGGTGACGCAGGTAACAAACAGTTCAAAGATGTAAACAATCGTATATATGGACGTAATATGGTTCTCAACCCAACTGATTTTAAATCACAGGAAAAGAAAATTGAAACTATATTCTCACCTGAATTAATTCGTAAATGGGATGATGATGTTACAAACAATATTGGTCTTCCATTAGGTATTAATTACTCCGTTAAAAACGCTGACGCTAATGGTCAGGTTAGATGGCAGTATGGTGGTATTAAGAGTAAACCAAAGTTATTCTTTTGGGAAGGTGCGTTCAATCCATTTTTAGATAGTGTTGGTGAGGTGTTTGACAATCCAGGAAGTTATTATCCAACTTATGCGGTATATCTTACTAGTTCACCTGTAACAGGTTCAACATCATATCAACAATCAAATACACTACCTGTAATCTCACATACGATGCCGATGGGTATTAGTGATGAATATAAGAAGCAACGTGGGTTTGAAAATGATAGTCTATGTATCTTATTCAACTCAGAAGAACCTGTCAATTTAGGACCTGGTTTATCCATCTTTAAGACATACACAAAGTATGATGCTTACAACGTTTTTTACAATAATAGAATAACAAATATATATAATCCAAATACAAGGTTTTTGACAGGTTACTTTAACTTGAAATATAGTGATGTGAAGAACTTGAAAGCAAACGATATTATCAAAATTCAAGAACAATACTTTGTTTGGAATAAGATTAGTGAGTTTAACTTAACTAATAGAGAATTAACTAAAGTAGAATTAATCCAATTAAACGTTAATCCACAGGTATATCCAACAAGATACTTTGTGTATTACTATTGTGATAATCCTTCTAAATGTTATAAAATTAAAACAGATTTTACTAACCCTAATTTGTTAGATACGAATTATGGTTGGTCAATATATTATGACCATCAGGTAGGTTCTTTAACAGGACAGACTAGTGGTTTTACTTCTACATTTGTAAACGTAGAAAGTTTCTCAAATGTTAGATATGTACCTTACACTATGTTTGAGGTTACAAAATTTGCGTACGATAATTCAACTTGTGAAGATTGGTCTTGTGATACGATGACGAATTATATATGGTCACAGAATGGTGCGTTCTCGGTATTTTATATGCCGTCTTTTTGGATTAATTCAGGTTCAACAAAGACAGGTATAAACGTATGGAATAACTGTGCAGATTTTAATACCACAAGAACAACCTATGGAATATTAACAGGTAGTTCAATATATCACGGAACTAGTGCGTGTGTTACACCAACTCCAACACCTACACCAACAAGTACACCAACTCCGACACCAACGGGTCCAACACCTACACCGACTAATACACCAACGGTAACTCCAACTCCTACACCAACATCATCAGGTGGATTAGAATTGATGATATATGCTAGAGATGTTGCGGCTGCACGTTCAGTAATAACGATGTTTTATGAAATTAATACTGGTGGTAATATAAACATACCAGGTGCAACAGGTACACTAATACCAACAGATTGTACCTATTTATATACAATCACGGGATTAACTCTTGGTGATACTATAACAGTTGGAACTAGTATAGATTGTGTTATGACAGGTGCGGATGGAGTTATTATGACTTGTCCAAGTTCAATATCAACTAATATTAATTATACTTATGTTATGGATACACCATCAGTTCAAAGAATAAATTTAACCATAGAAACGGATACGATACCTTAATTTGGAATAACAAAAAGGAATAATTTATATTTAATAATATGAGAGGACAATTATTAGTAAGTTTGGTTGATGATGACGGATTTGGTGGGGATTACTTAAATGTATATACCAATTCTGTCCTTAGAAAAAGA